TGGATTTCTTTTAGCAAGCAACATAACATCTCTCTTTATCTCCTTACTAGTCATGTTGTTCACCTTATTACCAACCTCAACTCTTAAAATAGCTTCTAGTTGATCAATGTCTAGTGTTTTAGCGGCATTCAACGCTTCTAATTCCATTTCAATGTATTCTAGATCATCTTCAGCTTCTCTAACTGTGTCTAACTCAGAATATAAACCATTTTTTAATGGGTGATAAAGAGACAAAAGTTTTTGCAAAGCTTGTTGTTGTCTCGGTACTTGCAAAACGCCATCTCTAAAAATAATCTGTCCTAAAGTAACTTCGCCTTGTTGTTCATCAACAAACGGACTATTCTGATTAGTCGCGTATCTAAGTTCTCTCTGTAAACCAGTATTTTCATCAAACCACAATAATGGTCTTTTTCTAGAGTGTTTTGCTGGTAATGTTGTTATAAGTGGTTTTTTGTTAGATGTTAAAAAATAAACTCTATCCTTGATTTCCCACTCTGGTTTTTTTTGAACTGGTGCAATTTTTGCAACAGTTGGCTGAGGTTCAATTAACTCAGTTTCGTGTGTTGTAGCTTTTTTAGCCATGATATAATAAAATTAAAAAGTTTATAAAAATGTAAAAATTACCCCCGTCGATACAACGAGGGTAATAATTACTTTTGTTAAATGATTACGGGAGAGCAGCAGTATCTTTGAACAAGATAAAGTTGTTAGCACCCTGTACACATAAACATCTTTCAGATAACATGTGAACATTCATTTCATCGATGTCAGAAGTATAGTTACCACCAACAGAACCTGTGATCCAAGTTTTCATTCTTCTATCATCAGCTTCGCTAGCTCTATATCTAACATGCAAGAAAGGTCTTTGAATGTTTTTACCTAAAGTTTGATCGTAAACTGTAGAAACACCAGCAGGTACAAGTACACCGTCGATGTCTGCAGTAAGACCTCTTGTAGCAGCGTCATTCAAATATTTCCAATCTGTTTTGTAGAAATCATAAGAACCTCTTCTGAAACCAGAAAAACCTAAATTAAGCGCCATATCTTCAGAATTGTTAAATACTCCGTAAGAAGTACCACCGCTTCCGTAAGAATTAGCTCTAGCCAACATATTGTCGATAGAAAGAGAAGTACCTCTATCTAAGAACAACATGTTTTCTTCGATAGCACCTTGCTTGTCTAGTTCTTTAAGAACGATGTCGAACTCAGCAAGACCGCTAAGTCCAGTTGCGTTGTCAAAATCGTGATCATTGAAAACCAAACCTCTGCTTTCGATAGCAGCGAAAAGACCTTCAGTACCTCTAACGTCTTGACCAGAATCAGCTCCAGCGTTATCTAAAATATTAATAGTTTGAGTAGCTTTTTCAGCTTCAACCATGGTCATTTCTAGATAGTCTTCGAATCTCAATCTTGTTTCGTGCTCAGACTTTAAATACCATAGATAACCAGAAGTTCCAAGTTCAGAAGTAACCTCAACCCAACCGATTTGAGCAGTGTCAGAACCGTTGATGTTGTATTTATCTTTAATGATAATTGGTGAGTTACTAAATTTTTGGAATCCAGCATCGATAGATTTGTCCATTCCAGCAGATCCTTTACCAAACTCAGAACCATAAACAAATACTTTAAGGTCGGTTGGGTTGGCAACGGCTACGAAAGAAGCAGGCCAGTTAGCAGAAGTTAAAGGATAAGCCTCTAATTCGCCAGTAGCAGCATCTACAGATTGAACAAAAGCTTTTACGCTTTCATATCCTTTAGAAACGATGATTGTTTGATTAGCTCTAATAGCGTGAGCTTGTGGGTTTCCAGCAGAATCAAGAATAACTAACGTTTTATCAGACGCAGTGTTGTCAATTTTCACTTTAGCACTGTCGTAAGCATCGTGTAATCTTCCTTGTTCTGTCCATACGACTTCGTCAGAAGCCATAGGCATTTCAGCTCCTACCATTCTTAGAAAAGAAGATACAGATCTGTTTCCATATCTTTCAACTTCTTTTTCATATACTTCTGGTAAAAACTGTTTTGTAAAATCAAAATCTCCTCCACTGATTGACAAATAGTTTTTGTCAAATAAAGTTTTAGTAGGTGCAGGAGTTAATCCAGCGGGGTAAGCCCCTTGTGATGCAAAACTCATTTTTTAAATTTTTAAAAGTTATTTTTTCATTTTTATTCTAAGCGATGAAGAATCATCTCCTGATACTACTCTAAATTTTACGCCATCAACATTGGTAGTTTTTTCGTGAACCCCTCTCGGACTCATATCTACGTTCTTTGACCTGGAAATGCTTTCTTTAATAGCGTCAGCTTTTCCTTGTTCGTAAAAATGATTAGCGATAGCATCTGCATTCATAGCTGTAAAAAGCGCTTTATGATAACCCTTAGCATCACCCATTGTGTTATCTTCTGCTAAAAACCTTTTAACAAAATTATTTATGTCACTTTGACTTTGCTTAACTTCGTTAGCGTTTTTTACGTTAAATCTAAATCTTTTTTCACCGACATTATATTCAAAACCTTTGAATTTATCGTTAAAAACCTTGTTGGTTTTATTTAAAAAGATTTGAGTTTGATTTTTTACTATATTAGATGTCTCCTCGTTTTCTTTGTTATAGCGGTTGAAAAATTCAACTGCTTTTTGCTGATCTGGTGTTAACCTTGATCCAGCTTTAATTTGTTCGTAGTATTTGCTTTTTAGTCCTTCTAAATGACCTTTAGCTTTAGCTACTTCTTCTTTGAAAGCTATTTTAGCTTTTCTAATATCTTTTTCGTCGTCTAAAGACTCGTCAAAAGAAAAATCTTCCATTAATATGTCAATATCTTCTTTGTCTAAATGTGGTTTTGTATTCTCGTAATATTCTCTTAACAATTGCATTTCATTGAGTTGAGAATAATCCTGGTTTAAACGCACATAGTCTTCTAGACTTCCGCCTGTTTCGTTTATAAAATCTACTACTTTCTGAATGTTTTCAGGGAGTTGTACTCCGCTTTCTTCTTTTTCAGCAATAGCTTCTTTAATTTCTTCAGCTAATTCAGCTGTTTGCTCTTCAACCTCCTCTTCTGTTACCTCTTCAACAGTCTGCTGTTGCTCTTCTTGAACTTCTTCTTGCTGCGGTAATTGTTCAACAACTTTGTCCTCTGGTTGATCAATAGTTTCTACTTCTTTGGTATCAACAACTTCTTGTTGTTTATTTAGATTTCTTAAATCCACCTTAATAGTACCATCTTCGTCTATAGTAGTTGTTTTTTGTTCAACAACTTCTTCTTGAGGTTGATTTTTTGTTGTTTCTTGACTTTCTACTGTTTCCTGATCAACAACCTCGTCTAAAACAGTTTCTTTTTCTTGTTCTGTCATGATAAAATATTATATAATTATACATTTACTATTATCACCTGGGTTCAAAAGAACCTAAATCAAAATCACCACTCAATATATCATTTCCTGATGATTCAAAATCTTTTGGCCCGGTGTTTTTTTGTCTTTGCTCTATAAGTTGACTTTGTTGACTTGCTTGTATTTTAGTTCTGCCGTCTTTTCTGTCTTCTTTAAAACTTTCTTTAGATTTATAAACTTCAGCCTCTTTTTCTTTTAAAGCCATGTTTATTTGAAATTCATATGACATTAACTCTTTCTTTAAGTTAGCCTCTTCTTTTAATCTTTGAGAGCTTAAAGAAGATTTTGCTTGCTCTAATTGTATTTGAGAGCCAGTTAACGCTTGTTGTTTTTGCACCTCAAGTTGAGCAGCTGCTTGTTGAGCTTGAATATTTGCCTGTGCTTGAGCTTGCATGTTTTGTTGCTGAATCAATTGATCTCTTTCTAGCTTTTTCTTTCTTCTAAGCTTTAACAATTGATTAGCTAACTTTAAATTTTTAACTTCTCTAACATCAATTGCATCTTCTAAATCTATAGTGCCTTGTGATATAGCCATCTGTATGTTGTTCTCTAACATGGCTTTTTCTTCATCATCAGGTGTTAACTCTATAAAAATACCGAAATCGTGTAGATGCAATTGGTCTATGTCTTCTAGCGTAGATACGTTGTGTATACCTATTTGTTGTACAAAGGCATCTCTAGTTGGAGAATACTCTAATATATCAGATACTCTCAAAGATAACGCCTCTGCTATCTCAGCTGTTATAAATAATCCTCCTTGTAGTATGTGTCTAGTAGCTGTGTTACTGTTGGCAGCCGCCATTTTTTGAACACCAACTAACGCTTTAGCATCAGGCATGCTACCATCTCTAGCTTCGTTTAACCCCGTCACATCTCTAATCATTTGCAGATAATAGTTGTACGTGTTTATTAACGATGCTATCTTATTATTACCAGATCCAGATGCTATTTCTTGAATAGGTATTTTACCTGGATTTAAATCTCCTTCAGAAGTAAAGGATCTACCAATAACAGAACCAGTCTGGAAGAACATATTAAGCGCCTCCTGAGGATTATAATTAGTACCATTTCCTAAATCTATTTCCGCAAGTCCATCAGCATCTAAATATATTCCATCTGGAACCATTCTAGATAAAACCTGCTGAAGTTTTAAATGCGTTATTTGTATCATATCAGCAAAACCAACTATTCTGCTGACTAATGACTCTATTCTACCTTTATACATTCTAGGAGCAACTATAGAATAATTCATTCTAACCTTAGTAGAATCGCTCTTTGGGCGCATCATATTTTTAGCCAACTCCCATTTTAACAATGTATTTGTACCTAAGACTAAAGCTCCTTCGTATAAAACCTCTATTGATCTAGAGACTTTTTCAAATTTATCGTCAAGTATTTCTGCTGGTGGATTAAAAGTATCGTCCTTTATTAATATTTTAGAAGCACCAGTTCCTGTTTGTTTTACTTTATAAACTTCGTTAGCGTATGTTTTGTAATTAAAGTAAAGTATTTGAACAGAGTTTTTATCTACATTGTTTGTTTCATTTATCGTTCTATGATAAAAGTCAGTATTTTGAACACCTTGTTTAGTTAGATCTTCTAATTGCTCTTCGTCTAGATGTGGAAATTGTTTTTTAAGCTCGTTTATAGGTATTGTTTTTATTTCACCGACATAATAAATGTCCTCAAAATAAGGTGAATCTGTATATGAATAAATAATATCAGCAGGATCAACATATTCTACTTTTATGCCTTCTGATTTATTGAATGTTGTTTTTGCGCAACCTATACCTAAAACAGTTAAATCATAGTTAACTCTTTTTCTTATTAATTCGTATCTATTGGATTCAAGTATTGTGTTTATGGCTTGTTCCTCTGCGATTTCAACTGATTCCTTATAGTTTAACTGCATGTGTAACTCGAGTTCCTCTGTATTCTCTGGTATCTTGTCTTGAGGGTTTTCAAAGAGATTAACACCAAAAGCCTCCATTGCAAAATTACTTAGCTCTTTTGTTTGCATGTCTCTTAAAACAGACTCCATGTAAGCGGTTCTTTTTTCTATACCATAAGGATCTTGAGAGAAAGCTTTAATATCAAATGTTCTTTCACTTATACCATTTACAACTATATCAACAAATTTTGGTATAATTGGAACTGGTTTCCAGTCTAAGTTCAAGTAAGATAGATCACCATTAATAGACAATTCATCTTTATACTTTTGTATTGATTGTTCACCTCTAGCGTAAAGCCTTCTTCTGTGAAATGTGTTTTGATTGTTATAAAACCTATTAGTACCTGAGTCTCTTTTAAACCACTCATGTTCTATAGCTTTAGCGACTTTCAACCCATACTCTGGGGTAACTTTTTCTAAGTCACTAGCTACTTGACTAGGAAAATAACTTTTTACAACTGACTCA